CATGTGGAGATGATCACATCTTTGGTGACTCCAGGGGCTCAGCGGCTGTTGAAGTCGGAGCCCGATATGCGATCACCGTTTGACGCTGAAGAGGCCCTAGACATGAAGAAAACGCGGCAAAGCAAGAGATTGCAAAGTCGGATCGCGCAGCTTGAGAGAGAGCTTGCGCAAGCTTATGGTGAGAATCGGAGGGAGGAAGCAGAGGAAGCAAGTGAAGGTGCTGTAGCGGGCTCAGGCCCAGCTAACCTTTCCTGCTTGGCAAGGTTTTCACCTGATGCCAAGGACGCAAGTCTGGCCTTGGGTGGGTACCTTGTGGATGGAGATAAATCCCCGAAAGTTGAAGTGTTGTTTGTTACACATCACCACCGCAACAAGAAGGGCAAGGACGTCCCATGTACTGAAACATGCATGCGGGGGACTCTTCTGTCACATGGTGGACAGAGGGTTAAGGTGATGCTGAGCAAGCCTAGGGCAGACAAGAGCTTACCAGATCGGGTGTGTTGGAGGGTCACCGTGGAGGAAGGTGTGTTGTGGAGGCGTGAGCAGCCTAGGTATGCGGAATGTGAGGTGGGTGAGACAGTTTGTTTCACCACTTACAATCCAATAATCAGTGGCTGGGAGACCTTCGGCGGGAAAGTCGAACACAGGGCGGTTCGTCGGCACATGGGAACAGGGCAGACAGTTGATCTCGGGTTGGTGAATTTTAGCACCAAGGCGGGTGATTGTAGGTATCCTGTCTTCAATCGTGCAGGCGACATCGTTGGTGCACATAGGTGGGGTGGCATAAGCAGGGGAGATTCCCCAGTTAAATTGCCAGCCTTTGAGTGTGAGACTAGACCCAATACATCGGTGTTGCGGGATAGGCACTCTGTTGGCCATGATTATGATGCGACTAAGTGGGGGGTCATGTTGTTGACGCAGGATTTTCTGGGCGCGGGAGTGTCCCAAGGAGGTGATGCAGCTCAATGTGGTCTTGTCAGTCCGTGTGATGATCTAATGAACTTCCGTAGAGAGTTCAAGATTGATAATGCGGTGAAAGGGTTGTTCAACAATTGTTGGTCTTCAGCAAACGAAGTGGTGCAGGCGAAGATGCAGCAGTTTAGGGGGAAACTCACGCAGAAGTTGCAGGAGAAGGCTGGGGCGTGCTTAGCTAAGAACATGTGTTCTTATTGTAAGTGTGTCTGTGTAGCTGAACTCCATCAATGGGAACACGTGCAGTTTGAGCGGGTTTGGGACGCGGGGCTTGGCAGGGTCGATGAGGAACTTCCTAGAGACATTGTCAGGTTTGATGACGGGGAGTGCAACTGCAGGCTTTGTAGGTATGTGTGTGTTGGAAGGTGTTTTGGGATTCCGGCAACCAGGTGTGGTTTGCCGAAGGACCCATCACAAGTGCCGCCACCGCCTATTCAAGGCTTAAACAAGATCCCTGTGGCTGTCCCTCAAGTTGGTGAACAGCAAAGGAGCGC